CTCTTCTTTAATCAAATCCCCGCGCACACCTGCCGCAGGTTCATAGCCCTCAGCGCCAATGTCTTCCATTTCTTGACGGGCTTCGGCAATCTGTTGATCCAGCGCATCGATTCTAGTACGGTAAAACTCCTCATCAACACCCGGACTTGTTTCTCCGGTGCGAACAGTGCGCTCTTTCTCAACGACCGCTTCAACTTTAGGCAACAACGCCCGCAGTGCCTGCACTTGCTTGGAGTTTAAAAACTTACGGAAGTTCGCAGCCGTAGCACGTACAATGCCCAAGTCTTCAGCGCCAAACAACGATTGCTGACCGCCTTCAATACCGGGAGCTTGGGCCTGTTGCATAGAACGCACCGCGCTTGCAAGTTCTGTTACAACGGTTTCTGTAGGCTTACCAACCAACGCACGGTTGGCGTAGTCTTCCGCCACGTCCAGCATCTCACGGGTGGCTGTGCCGTCTTCAATGGAGTCTTGAACCTGCGTCAGTAAAGCGCGTGTATCTTTATCTGTCACAGGTCTTGTCTGTAGCGCACGACCAAGAACACCACCTACATAGTCACGCTGACGGCGTAACTGACCTTCCAAGGTCTTGGCTGTTTCACCCCGTGCTTCAGCAATCTTCTCGGCTTCTGCCTTCTGTGACTGACGGCGCACGGACGTTTCAAAACGCTTTACTTCTGGACGGTAGTTTGTGTACTGATCACGAACAACATCCATCCGCTCCAGAATTTCTTCTACCGCAGATTTGTATTTGTCGTTTGCCGCATTCCGGTACTTGGAGACAACCGCAGCAACGCGTTCTTGGAAAGGCTGCTGCGCATCGCGCAATTTCAACAGTTCGTTTACGGCGTCCAGTTCTTCAGCAGTTTTTGCATTGCGCTGTGCTTCCAGTAGCGTGTCAAGGCTGGGCGCTTTTTTCAGTTTTGAGTACGATTTTTTAAGCGCATCAAGCTCTTCTTTCATCGCACGTTCGTTGACTACTACCTTTTGCTTTGCAAGCTCGTCAGCTAATCGGGCAAGCTCAACAGCCTCTTTTGTGGCCACATCGGTAGACAGCGGCTGCATACCTCGCGCTGCGCGAACATTGGCTGTTTCTTGCAGAACAGCGTCAATATAGCTACCTCTGTGCAACGTGAACTTGTTAGTCAAGTAGCTACGCAGTGCGATGGCTTCATTCGAAGTGCCCTGAGCTTCAGGGCTACTAAGCTTGTTAGCGGTATAACGCAGATCAGCTACTGCATCGTTTGCTTTAGAATTAAATTCGTCGGCAATCGCTTCATAGTTCTGCTTTTGCAACCCCGGCTCAACCGTTACCCCCGGTGTAAGCTCTCTAGCTTCACGAGATAGTGTGCCTGCAAGATCACCCGCTAGTTGTTCTGTGCGTTGTTCGCTTGCTTCTTTTTCAAAATCACGTTGCTGTGATTCAATCTGTTCAAACAGTCTGCTAGTTTCCCCAAGTTCTCTCTGGCCGCGTACATCCGCGCCCATACGTTGCAGGGCTTCTTTTTCGGCGGTGAGTGCCGCTTTAGGTGCGTTCTTAAGCTGTAAACGCAACGCTGAAATAATCGTGCGGCTTTCTTTGGCCGAGAAGCCGGGGATAGGTAGATCGTTATCTACCAGCGCCTGTGCTCGTGCCGGGTTACGCATCAGAATATCGACAGCGCCATTGCGCAGGTCGTCATTCGACAGCGGCTGTATGTTGTTGTAGTACTGCAAACCAGCTAGAGCGTCTTCCGTATCTTTCTCAAGACGTGCGGTGGGCGACTCAGCTTCGAACGGAGCCGGTGCCTGTAAATCCGCCATAGTACGAGCTTCTGGAACAGCGGCAGCGGGTTCTTCCGCTAACCCCATTTGTTCTAGTTGATACTGTTGCGGAGTTATACCAGCCACGCGAAGCTCTTCGCGCAGTGCAGACAGTCTGGGCTTAACTTCTTTGTAGTCAGGGGCAAGTGCTTTCAGTTCGTTGCGCAGGGCTTGCAGTTCTTCTGTCTGCTGTACAAAAGCTTCTTTCTGTTCGTCCGTAGCATCCTTGCCCGGCTTCTTACCCCGTGCTGCCAACAAGTCTTTCTCTTGTTTTTGCAGAGCTTCAAAACGGTCGCCAACGTCCAGTGCGTACTCTGGTGTGGCTTTCTCGGCGGCCTCTGCCTCACGCAGTTTCTTGGCTTGCTCCGCAGCCTCCAGCGCATCAGCGCGGGTGACTTGCTCTCTTGCCTGACCGACCTGTGCCCTGCGGCCAACACCACCAAACGGACCGCCAAACAGTGACGCGCCATAAGCCGCTTCGCTGTATTCTTTTAAGGCGTTATCGTCCAATAGCGGCTGATTAGCCTGCCAACGATCCAGCATTTGCTGCCCAACTTCGGTTGGGATTTCTGCCAGCAAGCCTTTAGCGGACCCTTTAGCAATAGACACTGCCAGCCTTTCTTCGGCCAGCTTGCGGGCTGCGGGGGACACCAGTGCTTGCGCACCTTCTTTTTCTGCAATGCCCAGTATGCGGCTCATCAGCTTGCCGCCAAGAGGAATAACCATCGAGGCGTATTCCATACCGGCTTGACCTGCGGCAGACAGTACGGTCTTACCGGGGTCTTGCGGGAGTCCTTCAGCAGCACGTCGTTCAGCGCCCGTACCATAGGCTTGGAAAGCCAGAGGCAAAATAGCGCCAGCAATACCGCCACCTATCGCACCGTAGGGACCCAGAGGAGCGCCTGCTAAGGCGCCCAGACGACCGCCAGCAAAAGCAGTTCCCAGTTGTGGAAGCTGCTCCATAATAAAACCCGGCGCTTGGCTTAGTACTTCTCCCGCAGCGGAAAGGACGCCGTCTTTTGCGTACTTCTCTTTAACCTTATCAAGGCTCAGTACTGATGGTGTCTCTTCTTCCAGCGCACGGGCACGAGTCAAACCCGCTTGCGCAGCCTTTTCAGCACCAAACGGAGACTCAATGGCTGTGCGTATAGAAGACCCGAGTTTCTTGGCTCCGCCAACACCGCTCTCAAGAATGCCGGGAGTACGTTCTGGCTGGTCAGCGGGTGGTTGCTGTTGAGTAAAATACTGCGCCATCAACTGCTCTGCTTGTTGCGGGGTGGTGCCATCCGGGACTTGGAACCGAGCTACGCGACCGTCGGGCAGTTGAAATTTGGCAATAGGCATTATTCAAACCCTAAAAATTGAAGACCACTGGTAGCGGCTGCCTGCTGTTTTTTCATAATATGCGCTACGTATGACTCAAAGTCTGGGAAATCCTTTCTAAATCGCAAGTCCTTAGTACGCATGTCATTATATTGATTTAGTAAAAATTGGGGAGTCAACTCTCCACGCAAATTATCACGTGCACCATACGCCGCAGCCATAATTCTTCTACCTTGCAGATCAGTAACGTTTCGCTCACGTGCTCTAACATCAAGTCCCCGCTCTTGCATCAAAGCGCGTTGGTCTGCGGACGCCAGTGTGTTTTGATTGTTGACAATATCTGAAGCTGTTTTAAGGTCGACCTTGTAGAAGTCCTGCACAGCAGCAATCTGCGCCTGTTTAACACCAAGGTCTGCCTCAAACGCTTTTATCTTAAACTGCTGTGCGTCTTTCCAATCCCCACGAGCTTCGGCACGGCGAGCTTCTTCAATCATAGCGCTCTGCTTACGGCGCTCCAGCGCAGCCGCTTCCAGTTTCTCCAGACCTTCCTGATACTGCTTGGTACCCACCTGCGCACCTTCTGCGATATTTTGAAGTGCATACTGGGACTTGCCTCCCGCGATAGCCAGACCGGCATTGACAATCGCCGAGTTAAAGTTACGTGCTTCTTTGCCCTTGGCTTTCTCTTCTTCTTTACCAAGCAGTGCTTCCAAGCCAGCGTACGCCTTGTCTTTTGGTTTGTTTTCGTCTCTGGCTTTCTCCAGATCAGCGTACCCCTTTTTAATCTTGGCGCTAAGATCGTCATATGCCTTGGTACCCGGATTCATTTTCTGAAGTCGCGCAAGCTCCGCAGTCAGATCGCCCGGTTTGCTTGGAACAAAGTCAGGTGCGGTTGCAGTGCCGGGTTGTTGACTGGCGGCTTTGCGTCCAGAAGGTGAGTCTGCAAAAGGACCTGTGCCTCGTTTGCCTTTGTCTTTTGCTGCGGGTGCAGGCGGCGGCATGGTTGTTTTAGGCGTTGCCGACTTGGGGTTGCCGTATTGGTCATAGGCGGTGCCCGAACTGTCTACATACGACGAGGTCATTGGGTTGCCATAGTTATCGTACGTAACACCGCTTGTATCTTTATACGGACCAGAAGGTACGGAAGAAGTACTAGTTGCGGCTGCTTTCTGAGGTGTTTTTTTCTGTTTAGCCGCATCCTGCCGACGAATTTCGTCGTAGTACGGTGTCATAGAGGTGCGATCCCCGCCGTAAAAAGATTCAGGTAACGCAGGAATACCCAATGCGCGTAGCGGACGCGTAATATACGGAACAGATTCTGCGGCCCCTGCAACCCCTCGTACCGGCAAAGAAAGTAGATCTTTGGTACCCGCGCCCATACGATTAAGCGTGTCCAGTAACTCAGCGCGGTCTATCTCCGCTTGCGCAGCCTCTCTGTCTTGCACTAAATCGCCATCAGCAAATGCCACCATGCCACCATCAGCGTACCCGGCGATGCCGCCATCAGCCATACCGGCCATGTTCTGGGCGGGGAGCATACCAATCCCTTGCTCTTCGGGTAGTTGTGGTTGCTGCATTTGTTGCGGTTGTTGCATTTGCTGCATTTGAGGCGCTGGTGCGCCCATCTGTGCAAGTGCTTGGTCTGCTACGGTAGGCTGTTGAGCAGCTTGCTGCTGCCCCGCCGCACGAAGTTGTGAGCGCTCCTTGCTTTCCGCCGCTGCTAACGCCAACGTATACGGGTCGTCTTTGTGCATCTGCGCGTACTGAAGCAGTTGTTTGTCAGACATCTTGGCCAGACTGGAGGTGAGTTCCATTACATTAAACATGATTACGAGTTCTCCATGTCGTAGAGCAGCAGTTCAGACAACCCCGCAGGTGCGTTTGATTCTTTAATTGCGCCACCTTCTTTCCTGCTTTGTGTCTGACCGTACGGATTACCAAACATACCGTAGCCTGCAAGCGCTAAACCGCCAACTTGAGACGCCATTGAAGGAGGCGCTTGATACATCTGCTGAGTACTTTGTGAAAGAGGAAGACCGCGCAGCATATCCGACATATACGCCAACTGCTGTTGTGGATACGCTCTTTGACTCAAGAAGTCCTGATATTGCTGAGAAAGTCTTTGCTGTTCCAGCCTCTGCTGTTGAGCGCCCATGCTGGCTTGGCCTTGAATAACATCTTTTTGCTGACCAAACTGTGTCTGACCCAACTGCCCCAAGGTGCCTGCCATCTGTCCAGCCATACCAAAACCGCGAAGCCCTAAGTCAGCACCGTACTGCTGCGCCTGACGCGCCTGCTCAAAGGCCGACTGCATACCGCGACCGTAAATATCTGCTTGTTGTTGCCCCAAGTTACGCTGGCGCTCTGCTTCTACAATTGCTGTACGCGAACCACCGAATGCACCTTGTTGTGCGGCTTGGGCTTGGTTTTGTTGGCCTTGAATTGCTGACCTACGCGCAGCTTCTTGCATCTGGGGCTCAAGCGCGTTCTGTATATACGGCGACATGTACGACTGCATTGCATAGGGGTTAGTAGCTTGTTGTGCGTACTGCTGACCTGCACCAAGACTGCCAAGACCTGCAATCCCACCCATTTGAGTCGCCATACCAAGCTGCTGCGCTGGCTGAAGATTTGTCATACCTTGTTGGGCTTGCTGTTGCATGGGCGTAAAGCCTGCAATGCGTTCCCCACCATAAGTTTGATAGGGCTGCTCTGTAGTGGCTTCTGCCTTACCCAGCATGCGTTCGACATACGGCTTGGCGTAGTCTGGAATCGACGTTTGGGTAACGGTTGTTTTATCGGGCTGTGGTGGCGGGGATGGTGAGCACATAAGTTACCTCAAAATGTATACATCATTTGCGTTGCAGACTCTTTAAACCCAATACGCTTCCAAAGTTTAGCGGCGCGTAGGTCAGTCATTGCGGAAACGTTAAGGCGTTTAACTCCGCGTTCTTTTAACTCTTCCAAAATTACTTTTACAAATTTTTTCCCAATACCATTACGATGTTCCGGCAAAACATAAATAGTATCTTCTTGCGCAATTAAATCTTGGTTGTGCATGTCGTTAGTAATATATAAATTACTACAACCAACCGCTTTTCCTTCGTGCCGTAGGATAAAAGTTAACAGCCAACCACCATCGCTTGCTCGCCAATATTCATCCCATCGTGGGTTATACGGCGAATACTCAATCCCATCCTTAGCCAACCGCGCAACCATTTCTTCATAATGCTGGCGGTATAACGGCTCAAGCTCATCGAATGTTTCTCGATGTTTGCCTAAATGGAACGTGTAACTCATGCGGGCAGTAACTTCTCTGCCTTAGTGTTACGTGCTACTTGGTCTTTGCCGACAGTTTTGCGCCGGGCTCTTTGCACACGGTCCATCATCGCGTAAAGCTTTCGCGCACCCGCTTCAGTACTGCCGTTACCAATTTCCGAAACAATACGGGCAGGCACGACAAATTCTCCATCAGCAAGACGGGCAGGCTGGCGATTACCAATAGAAGCAGGAATAGAATCAGAAACTCCATCGCCGGGTCCCCTCAATAAACGACCACCGTCAGAATAACCACCCAGATCAGAAACGCCACCCGCTGCAAAACGTTGCTCGCCTGTATAAGCACCCACCCCCACGTCGGCAGACGGCGCTATCACATTAGTGGCTTCAGGCTGTTGCATGTTTGGGTTGGAGTACATGGGCGTTTGTAAACTTGCCATTGGGTACCCAGTATTAGCGCCGATTGCGTTCATATTTGACATGTTCTCAACAGGGCCACCCATTGCATACCCCATCAACCCACCAGCAGCCGCATACTCTGGGCCCGGTGCTTCATACGGCGTACGCGCAGTAAACATTGGGTTGAAATACGTACGTTCTGCGCTACCAGAGTATGGCCCCGCACCAGCGTCCGTTGCACCATATTCAAAATCGTATGGGCGAATTAACGCCTTATCTTTTTGCGCTTTAAGCTCTTCAGGCTTCATAGCCTCTGCTAAGGTCAGGCCGGATGCAATTACAGACCCGGTTGGCATAGCGCTGTACAAACCTTTTAATCCATCTAACGATGCAGATTGTTTTATTCCTGCGCCCAACTGAGACATGCGGTCTGTAAATGGGCGAGTAATTGATTGTGCATCAGACGCCACCGAACCTCCGGGCAATAGTTCAGACCTAACGACTGGGTTTACTGGTGTCGGAATGTTACCTGAGTTAAGCGCATACGACATATCTGGACTTGCTGGGCCCATACCCGGAGCGTACGACATTTCCGCAAGGGAAACCGGTCTGGTTTGCGCAGAAATTGACGAAATTCTATCCATGCCCAAAGTTGGTGCTGGGGGCGTTATCGCCGCAGATGTTGCCCCGGTGCCACTAAGATTCTGCCCAACATTAAATTGACCCGCAGGAGAGTAGGCTGAAGTGGGGCCAACTACGGAAGGGGCCGCAGGTGGTGCGGTTAGGGCTACAGGATTTTTAAATCCGGCGTCAAGGACGGGGTTTTTAAACCCAGCATACCCAACATCGTCGGCGACATTAGCTACGTTGGAGAACATATTAGGAGATGCTTTTACCCCTACAGTAGCCCCAGTATTTTGAAGGCTGACACCAGCCGTGGTTGGAGTTAAACCCGACCCTGCCCCTGCCCCTGCCCCTGCCGCACCTTGAGCCCCTGCTCCAGCACCCTGAGCCATCAGACCTTGACCCAGACCAGCGCCGCCGTATGCGCCCAAACCGGCCATTAATCCTTGTTTTAAGTCCCCCGTAAGCGCCGTACCTATTGCCGCAGAGGCTAACCCCGCATTTAAAGCCGTCATGCCCAACCCCGCAGGACCTAATGCAAAACCAGCAATCATCGGCAAGATACGAGACAAAAACCCCGCCTCAGGCAGGCCAGTCTCTGGGTTAATTGTGAGCGAACCGCCGTTAGCCATGGCAAGAGATTGCAGGCCGTTGACTTCTCCCGGGGTCATGTGCACGAGGACCTTGTCCTCCCCACGACCTGCGCTTTGCAAATGGTTTGCTAATGTGTGGAGGCTCATCGCTACCTCATCCTGAAAAATTTGTCAAAGTTTACCATGCGGGTATGTGTCATGGCACGATCTTCAGCGCGTAAGTTGCTGTGTCGTAGTAAATGTCCCCGGTCTTTAACTTACCCGCCGTAAACTCCACGTCTGTGGGACAGCTTATCCGGCGCAGTCCCGTGGTAGGGTCAACATCACTGAAGTTCAACGCCGCTATTACTGTATTGGCATCAGGGCGGCTTGTTGACGCAGCCGACGATCCGGGGTTGTCTAGTTGGGCGAAGTATTGCCGTAAGATGTTGTGTACAGTGTCTATGTAAGCCCGGTCATATTCGACAGGCGCAAACGGTAGGGGTGGGTTTTTTGTGGTTCCTGTAGACATAGTTAGTTCCTACCGTCCGGACGAACGTCAATACGGGGCACACCCAACTGTCACTGCGTACCAACGCTGTTTGACTCAATCTTAAACGCCATCTGCCTACCACGAACCCGGCTGTAGACAATCTCGGTAAACTGTTGCACGTTGTAGGTTGTCTGCCCCGCATAGCTTTGAGTTGACGTTACTGTAGGAGACAAGGCCGCGCCATAACCTGAACCGGGGTTCTGTTTCGGGCGTACTGTAAATTGTACAAACGGCGTGTTAGAAGTTTCCCCCGACGTGTTTGAACCGTCGAACGTGATGTCAGGAATAATGCGCCACACAAAGCCGTAGTTGTGCCCGTCCTCAATATCAAAGTCCGATGACTGAATGTACGAGTTGATTGCGCTTGGTGGGTTAGTACTACCATCGTCCACCGCCGCTTCGTGGAACACAACAATATTGTCAGTAGTCGCGGCCATAGGAAACTGCCGTAGTGGAGAGTCCAGCCAAGCCGTGCGATCTAACGTGCCGTAATACCAGACGCGATCCAGATAATTAAAGATGACGTAGCGATCCACGACAGTCGAGTTCTTGGAGCAATAGTTCCACCAGATTTCCGAGAAACCTTCGTTGGTGCCAGCGTTAAACTGTGCTTCTTGGTCCCGGTTGATGTCGTTGAAGATGAACTGCCGTACTGAGCATGGCAGCGTTTCGACCCGCCCTGCGTAGACATAAAACTTATCCACCCCCATCCAGTACACCACACCGGCAGCGGTTGCCATAGCGTTAGGTGACACGATAGAGATATTGTCTGCAAGTAAGTTAAAACCCCACACAAACGGGGGTCCTAAGTACTGCATAGAGTAGATGGACGCATCTGTCCACACCACGATCTCTTGACGAGTCTGAAGCGCAGCAACAATTTCTGAGCCATGTGAGAGACGATAGCTACCGGCTTGGTTGGTAATTGCCGGTGTCCATCCGGTAAAGCTTTCTTGTTCTGACCAGCGAATAAGCAGTGGATCTTGCGGTGTTGTGTCATACGCACCGTAGTCATTACACCCAAAGCAAATCACGATGCGGGAGGTGTCCGACACCATAATCAGGTTGATCTTGGAAGGTACATCGGTGCCAGAAACCACGGTGCCACGAGTACCATATGTAGGGGTAGCGCCCGCGCCCGGTTGCCATAGATAAAAAGCACCGCCACGAGGAGAGAACAGCAGGTCTTCACCAAAGTTGGCCTGACTCCACAGACGCAACTGCAAACCAAAACCGGTGGTAAAACCTGAACCCCAACCCAAGCGGCTCCAAGGACCTGCGCCCCAGCCCGTACCGATGGTGTATATAGGCAAGCCCGTGTTGATCTGATAGGCAATAGTTAAGCCCGTCATCGTGGAGTCCGACGCTGTCTCATTGGCTGTAACCGACAACTGCACTGTGTACTCAGTACCAGAAATAACCGACACAATCTGAAACTCTTGGTTTAGCACCGCAGCGGTGACATTAGTCGTAACCGTACCCAAATCTGTAGCGCCAGCTAGTGTCACAAAATCATTAACTTGCAAAGAATCTGCACCAGTATCGGTGATGGTCAGTATGTCCGAGCCGCTGGTTATATCGAGCGTAATTTCACCCGCTGGGTTTGTTGTAGTCTCGCGCAGGGGTGTGATGTCGTAATAATCTCC